TCGTGGTAGCTGTCAACGGCGGTACCTCTCGGACAATGATTACCGGCGTAATCACCGAGATCGAACAGAACGCTACCTTTCAGGGTGAAGTTGTCCTAACCGTTGCAGACGCTCACCACTCTGTTGCGGCTGACGGTTCTGAGAGAGTCATGACCTATAATCGTGCCGTGTTCTTCAAGAATGCCGAAGACATTGAGGGTATCGAAATTGGCGACACCGTGACCGTCAGCGGTAAGCTCAACGGCTATTCTCTCTTTGACGGGAGGGTTGAGTCATGAAATTCTTGTTTGACGCATTGGGCTATATCATTCTCGGCATAGTTTTCATATTCTTGCTGGCATGGCTCATTCCGATGATACTATAAGGCTTCCGCACTACGGCGGCAGCAACAGCCATTACGGGCTACTCTGAAAGGGGTAGTCCGTTTTTTATTACGGAGGTAATCATGGACTATACAAAAATTGCACATTCGATTACGAGAGTAATCAATGATAGACCGAAGGACACCGGTGCCTATACCGATCTGTTTTCTCTGTGCCGAGCATGGGAGGAAGACGATTTTACGGCGGCGCATGAGATCAATCAGCAGCTTCGCACCCTTTGCGCCAAAATGTTGAGAGCCAGCACCCCGAAGGAAGCGGAATTCTTCTATGAAACATGGCGTAAGAGCCTGTTATTTGACGCTCCGCACTCATTTGACGCATTTATGACCTATATCGAGCTTGATCGTAAGCCCGAAAAGCGGTTTTATGCCCCTCGGCGGCATTATTTGAAGCCGATGGTACAAGGTTTTCAGGATATTCTTGATGGAAAACTGCGTCTTTTGACAATTTCTATGCCGAAAAGAGCGGGTAAGTCGCAAACTGGTATCAATTTTGTCAATATGCTCTCTGGCAAGTACCCCGATAGAGCTACTTTGATGGAAGGAACCGGTGATGACCTTGCTAAGAGCTTCTATAACGGGTGTTTAGAATACCTGACCACACCCAATGAATACCTGTTCTATGATGTATTCCCCGAAGCTCGTCTGGTGCAGACTTCCGCTGACACTAAGATCATCAACCTGAAATCCAAATCTCGTTTCCCCACCATCATGTGTCGTTCTATTGACGCTCGACAGGTCGGTTTGTCCGAAGCAACCAATGTGTTGTATCTCGATGACTGCGTAGAAGGTCGAGAGGAAGCTAAGAACCGTCAGCGGCTCGATGATAAGTGGGAAGTGATCTCCGGCGATATTATGGGTCGTGCCATTGAAGGTACGCCTATGGTTTTCACTGGTACTCGCTATTCTCTGTATGACCCGATAGGTCGTATTCAAGAACACGCTCAAAAGGAAGGTTGGGATTGGAGAGCAATCGAAATCCCTGCGCTCGACCCGGTGACGGACGAGAGCAATTACGAATACGAGCGTGAGGGTCAGAAGGTTTTTACCACGGCTTATTTCCGTGAACAGCGTGAGCTTCTGTCCGCAGAACAGTTTGAGTCGGAATTTCAGCAGCAGCCGTTTGAAGCCAAGGGTCTTCTGTTTAACAAGGACGAGCTGAATTACTTTTTCGAGCTACCTGTTGATCGAGAGCCGGACACAACCCTTGCCGTGGGTGATACTGCTGAAAGCGGCAGCGATAGTACCTCTATGCCGGTGGCGAAAATCTACGGTACCGATGTGTATATTGTCGATGTGGTATTTGATGACGCTCCGGCAGAGATTACAAAGCCTGAGTGCGCCAAGTGCCTGATTGAGAACAAAGTCGCTTCTGCTGTTTTCGAGAGTAACAATGCCGGTCAGTATTATGCCAGAGATGTTGACCAGATCATTCGTGACCGTGGTTATTCCATCGGCATTCGCACGAAGCGCACGATCTCCAATAAGCACACCCGTATTGAATTCGCTTCGGACAACATCAAGCGGAATTTCTATTTCAAACACCCGTCCACCTATAAGCGGGGCAGTCAGTATTGGAATTTTATGAAAGAGCTGACCACCTACACTCGCTCTGGTAAGGTTCCTCACGATGACGCTCCTGACTCCCTGTCCCTGTTGGAAAATGAAATTCGTATGCTATCTGGTACCAAGATTGAAGTTTTCAAGCGGCCTTGTTGACAAAAGTATATCGCCAATGGTATTTTGAAGGGTTGAGGTGTTGACAACCATTGGAGATTGTGCTATCATGTAGGGTGAAAGATTGGATTACTGTAATCTGATCGCAATTTTGTAAAGAAAGGGGTGTTTCCGTGGAAAATCGTGCTTTGTTTGGGCGCAGAGTCATTTATACCGATGTGTCTGAAATCACTTCCGACAATGTGGTTGATGTTCTGCGGAAAGCCTTTATCACGCACCTTCGGAACAAGAGCGAGATCGAATATCTCTATGGCTACTACAAGGGCAGACAGCCCGTGTTGAGTCGCAAAAAGGAAGTCCGGCCTGAAATCAAGAATATTGTTATTGAAAACAGGGCAAATGAAATTGTTTCCTTCAAGGTCGGTTATCTGATGGGTGAGCCTGTCCAGTATGTCAGCCGTGGAGATGACGAAGCTGTTGCGGGTTGTGTGACTAAGCTGAACGATTATGTTCTTTCCGAGGATAAAGCTGCTAAGGATAAGGAGCTGTCTGAGTGGGCGCACATTTGCGGCACTTCTTACCGCATGGTTCTTCCTGATGGCGAAGCCGATATGGAGGAAGACGAAGCTCCCTTTGAGCTGTTTACACTCGACCCTCGTTTCTCCTTCGTGGTGTACCAAAATTCTCTCGGTACCCCTCCCCTCATGGGCGTGAAATATATCGAGAAGGAAAAGGCCACTCGTATTTTCAGCGTATATACGAAGGACTGGTACTTTGAGATTGAGGATTTTGAAATCACTCGTTCTGAGGAACAGGTATTGGGAATTCCCATTATCGAATATCCTTTGAACAATTCTCGCCTTGGTGCTTTTGAGATCGTGCTTCCTTTGCTGGACGCAATGAACAATGTGGACTCCAACCGTCTTGACGGCGTGGAGCAGTTTGTGCAAGCACTCATGCTTTTCCACAATGTCGATATTTCTTCGCCCGATTATGCCAAGCTCCGTCAGGAGGGCGCAATCAAGTATAAGGACATTGACCCTCAGTTCAAGGCCGAGATCGAATATCTCACCGCAGAGTTGAACCAGAGCCAGACGCAGACGCTCATTGACCATATGTATAACACGGTTTTGACGATCTGTGGTATGCCGAACCGCAACGGTGGTTCTTCCACCAGCGATACCGGCTCCGCTGTCATTATGCGTGACGGTTGGTCTGCTGCCGAAGCGAGAGCCAAGGATAGTGAGTTGATGTTCAAGAAGTCCGAAAAGGAATTTCTGAAACTGGTTCTGCGTATTTGCCGTGATCTGGCAGACCTGAACCTGAAACTGTCCGGCTTGGAAATCCGCTTTACTCGCCGTAATTATGAGAATATCACCGAAAAGGCGAATGTTCTCGTTGCTATGTTGAACAATCCTAAGATTGCCCCTCAGCTTGCATTCTCCCATTGCGGTATGTTCATTGACCCTGAGATGGCTTGGAACATGAGTAAGGCGTATATGGAGGAACAGGCTAAGAAAGCGGCTGAAATTGCCGCTCAGACTACGCCGAAGGAGGGCGACAACGATGACCCCGGTAATAACCCTGTCGCCAAAGGCGATACAGGAGATCAATGAAATCCTCTCCCGTGGTAAGGGAGTTGAAATTGCTGTCCGAAACGGCAAGCTGGTCGTTTGGGAGTTGAACAGCAAGAAGAAATATGAGGTCGTTATATCGAGATAACGGCAACAGCCATTACGGGCTTTTGGTAGGGACACTCTCATGTCCTTGCCAGAAGCCCGTTTTTGTTTTGATTTAATTGCCGCAAGGCATTGAATGGTCAGGGAAGACCTTAATCGCAAAAGGCAGACAAGCCTACCAAAAACAGAAATCAGCGGTGAGTGAACACCCGAATAAAACGCAGGAGGTAATTTCTATGGCAAAGATCGACACCAGTAAGATTGAGGGTTATGACAAGATGACCCCCGAACAGAAGCTCGCCGCTTTGGAGGGTTTCGAGTACGAAGACAATGCCGCCGAGGTGGAACGGCTGAAAAGTGCCAATTCCAAGGCGAATTCCGAAGCTGCCGAGTGGAAGCGCAAGCACAACGCCCTGTTGTCCGAGGACGAAAAGAAGAAGCAGGAGGAAGCTGAGGAAAAGGCCAAGATGGAAAAGCGTCTGGCAGAGCTGGAAAAGGAGCGTACCGTATCTGAGTATAAGGCTAAGTTCATTGCTCAGGGTTACTCCGAGGAATTGGCGGCTGATACCGCTAAGGCCATGGCAGACGGCGACCACACTACGGTTTTTGCCAATCAGCAGAAGTTCCTCGAAGATTATGCCAAAACCGTCAAGGCTGACGCTTTGAAGAAGACCCCCAAACCCCCTGCCGGTAATGGTTCCGGCACTATGACCAAAGAAGACATCATGAAAATTAAGGACAGTTCCGAGCGTCAGGCCGCTATCGCTGCCAATTTGGAGCTGTTCGGAAAAGGAGAATAAATTATGGCAAAAGCTAATCTGACCATGACGGCTGATATGACCGTCACCGCCCGTGAGATCGACTTCGTGTCCCGTTTCGCTCGAAATTGGGATCATCTCCGGGATATTCTCGGCATTGTTCGCCCCATTCGCAAGCAGCCCGGTGCGGTTCTGAAATCCAAGACCGCTTCTATCACTCTGGCAAGCGGCTCCGTGGGTGAGGGTGAGGAAATCCCCTACTCCAAGGCTGCTATCGTCGAAACTCCGTATGCGGAGATGACGGTAGAAAAGTATGCCAAGGCCGTTTCCATCGAGTCTATCAAAGACCACGGCTACGATGTGGCTGTCGGCATGACTGATGACGCTTTCCTGTTTGAATTGCAGGATAATGTCACCGCTCGTTTTTACACTTATCTCAACACCGGCACCCTGACCAGCTCCGAAACCTCTTGGCAGCGTGCGTTGGCTATGGCAAAGGGACTGGTCATCAATAAGTTTAAGCAGATGCACCGTACCTGTACCGAGGTTGTTGGTTTTGCCAATGTCCTCGACCTGTATGACTACCTCGGTGATGCATCTATCTCCGTCCAGTCCGCTTTCGGCTTCCAGTATATCAAGGACTTCATGGGCTACAAGGTCGTTTTCCTCCTGTCTGATGAGGAAATTGCCCGTGGCAAGGTCATTGCCACTCCTGTGGAGAACATTGCTCTGTACTATGTTGACCCCGGTGACAGCGATTTTGCCAGAGCCGGTCTGGTTTATACCACTGATGGCCTGACCAATCTGATTGGTTTCCATACTCAGGGCAATTATAACACCGCCGTGTCCGAGTCTTTTGCAATCATGGGTATGACCCTGTTTGCCGAGTATCTGGACGCTATTGCCGTGATTACCGTTGATGATACTCCTACTCTTGGAACGCTGACCGTTACTTCTATCGCCGGTACCGAAGCTGGTGATACCAAGCTGACCGTTTCTCCGGCCAAAGAGAGTACCGGAAATGTGTATAAGTATAAGACCGATGCTTCTGTTGCTCCTACTGTGACCTATGGTCAGAATGTTCGTACTTGGGCTACTTGGAACGGTACTTCCGATCTGACTATTACCAACGGTCATAAGGTAACTGTTGTCGAAGCAGACGGCACTTACAAGGCATTGAATGCCGGTTCTGCAACGGTAACTGCCAAGAGCTAATAAACACAGAGGGGGAGGTGGAAAGCATGACTGATAATGAGAAGTTGTTTGTGCTGCAAATCATGACCGGCGAACAAAACGAGGGAGTGCTTTCCACCTACCTCGCTATCGCCGGAAATAAGGTTTTGAAAAGAGCCTATCCTTTCGATGAAACTATAACGGCTGTTCCTGATCGCTATGCCTATAATCAGTTGGAAATTGCGGCGTATCTGTTGAATAAGCGAGGTGCCGAAGGGCAAACAGCTCACAGCGAAAATGGTATTTCCCGTTCTTATGAGGACGGTGATGTGCCGCCCACGCTGCTGAGAGAGATCGTTCCTTGTGCCGCTGTGGTGGTTACCTCTGATGATACGGAAAGTGAGGACACCGATGAAAACAATGGAGCGTAATAAGGTGCCTTTTTGGTATCTGCTGTTCGATCAGAAAACCGCTATTCTCGATGATGACGGCAATGAGAGTGGTGAATATACCATTTTGTACGAGGAAGCTGTGCAAATGGAAGCCAATATATCGGCAGCAACCGGTGCCGCTCAGGTTGAGCAGTTCGGAAATTTCATTTCTTACGACAAGGTGATTGTCATTGATGATATGTCTTGCCCGATTGATGAAAATTCCGTTTTGTTTGTTGACAAGGAGCCGGAATATGCCGAAGATGGCACACCGATGTATGACTACCTTGTAAAGCGAGTCGCTAAGAGCTTGAATTCAATCTCGATTGCGATAAGTAGGGTGACAGTATCGTGAACAACAAAATTGTGAGGTTTGCCCTCACACCGGAGGGCATTGATAGTGCTATCGCCGCTATTGACGAATATCAGAAGTGGCTCAATGAAAAGTCTGCTTTACTGGTTGAGCGATTGGCGGCAATGGGAGCAACCAAGGCTTCTCTCGATTTTTCACGGGCAGTCTACACGGGTATCAAGGACGCTACGGTGTCCGTGGAACCTATCTCGAAGGGATATGTGGTCAAGGCCAACGGAGAGTCGGTATTGTTTATCGAGTTCGGCTCTGGCGTGACTTACGGTTACGGACACCCCGAAGCCAGTAAGCACGGCATGGGGCCGGGTACCTATCCGAGCGATAAAGGTCATTGGGACGATGTTAAGGGTTGGTGGTTGCCCAAAGACAAGGGCGGTGGTCACACCTACGGTAATCCTCCGTCCGCACCAATGTATAACGCTGTAAAAACCATTGAACAAGAGTTAATTCGAGTAGTAAGGGAGGTGTTTGTGTGATTGACATTGAGAACAAGGTCTACACTCCGATTGCACAAGCCCTACGAGCTGCTTATTCCGACATTCACATCACGGGTGATTATGTGAATGTTCCCTCTGCTTTCCCCCATGTAAGCATTGTGGAGTCGGATAATTACCCTTCTGTCGATCATTTGGACACAGCAGATCAGGAGCGATTTGCTACGGTCATGTTTGAGGTCAATGTGTACTCTAACAAAACTTCCGGTAGGAAGTCGGAGTGCAAGAAGATCATGGGTCTGATTGACGGCATGATGTATGGTATGAATTTCACCCGAATTTCTCTTTCTCCTGTTCCCAACATGGAGAACGCTACGATCTATCGTCTGGTGGCTCGGTATCGAGCCGAAACGGACGGCACTACTATTTACAGGAGGTAAATGAAATGGCTATTTCTACCTACAAGGTCTTTCTTATGCACAAGACCAGCGGTGGTGATACCTACTCCAAGCTGGTAGACATTAAGGAGTTCCCCGATCTCGGCGGCGAACCCGAAATGCTGGAAACCACCACCCTGAGCGATAATATGCAGACCTATATCGCCGGTATTCAGTCCCTCGATGGTCTGGCATTCGCTGCTAACTACGATCTGGCGAAGTTCCAGGAGCTGAAAGCTCTGGAAGGTTCTCAGC